TTTGTTATTCACATTTTGCTTTGCAAGTGCATTTTTTTTGATTTTTTTCGTTGAAATGATTTGATTTATTAAATAAAACAACTATATTTGCGTTGATTTTGATTTTTACGTTCAACAAAAATTTTATTCCAATGAAAGAAAAAATTCTCGCATTACTGTTAGCAGCATTTGCAGGCGTGCGTAAAGACGGGTTGAATCAATTGGCACGCACCCTTGCGTTACAAGTTTCGACCGAAGATGAAGCGAAAGCCCTTGTTGATAAATTGACCAAGGAACAGGTTGATAATTTCGTCAAGGAATATCGCGCTGATGTGGATAAAGAGGTTTCCGATGGCAACAAGACATTTGAAGCAAACTTGAAAAAGAAATTCGACCTTGTTGAAAAGACCACCGAACCCGGCGGCGGTAATGACGACAAGGGTGGCAAAGGTGGTGGTGATGATATTGCCGCCAAATTAGATGCGCTTTTAGAAGCGAAACTAAAGCCGTTGCAAGAAAAACTTAGCAAGTATGAACAAGATGGCGTTGCGAAAACAAGGCTTCAGACTTTGAACGAAAAATTGGCTACCTGTAAAGACGAAAATTTCAAGGCGCAAACCCTGAAAGACTTTTCACGTATGCAATTTGATTCGGACGAAGCATTCAATGAATACTTGACGGAAAAGGAAACGGCAATTACAACGGCAAATCAAAATGTTGCAAATGCCGCATTGGGTGGTCAAGGAAAGCCCCTTTTCACGCAAAAGGATGAATCGGGTATTTCCAAAGGTGTCGCCGATTATGTGGCAAGCCAAAAACCGGATAGCAAAACAGTACTAACCGGAAAAGAAGTTTAATCATTAATTCCAATTGACAATGGCACTTACAATTAAAAGACAAAAAGATAACCGCGTTGTGAAGTGTGTGCTTCACCGCGTTGCCGACATTCCCGGTGGTGTAACCGTATCGGTTGCCGACTTGGGGGGCGATGCTTTGTTTGAAGGTACGCCGATTGGTGTTGGGTCAAATGGTCTGTATAAGGTTTGCAAAACCGCGCAAATTATAACCGCCGCAACCAATAGTGCAACGGAATATGAAGTTGCCAAGGGACACCACTTTAAGGTGGGTGATTATTTTGCCGCCGGAACTGCAAATGGTCAAGTGATTACCGCTATTGACAAGACCGACCCCGCTAAAGATGTTATCACCGTTGGAACAACGCTTGGTGTTGCTATTTCAGCCAATACCGCCGCGTACCAATCAACGGGTGCAAATAAAACATTGGCAGTAACGCCGTCCGCATTTGCCGGTTCAAATGAAGATGTTGTGGCAAACAGCAACTTGTTTGTATCCGCGTGGGTTATCGGCGTATTGAAAGAATCGAATGCACCAAAAGTTACCGATGCGATTAAAACCGCATTGAAAGGTGTAATCTATGTTTAACCCCTTTAAAATTCAAGAATTATGCAAAAGTCTTTAATGATTGGGTTGAATGAAAAGGATATGGCAGCCGTAATTCACACTTACGACTTGAAAGATTACTATTATCCAACCCTTTTCCCACTCAAAGAAACAAACTTCTTGACGTGGAAGATGCTTGAAGCGCAATCAGGGTTGAAGATTGCCGCCGACTTGGTTTCAAGGGGTGCAACCATACCGAAAAAGACCCGTGAGGCTATTAGCCGGATACAGGGCGATATACCTAAAATTTCAATTTCACGTGAGAAAAACGAGGATGAATTGACCGAATATGACATAATGGTTGCCATGTCGTCAAACAACCCCGATTTGCAAGCGTTGGTTGAATTTTGGGCGGAAGACACCAAGTTTTGTTGGGATGGCGTTGCCGCCCGTGCTGAATGGATTGCCTTGCGGGAAATTTCGTTGGGCAAGGTAACGTTCACCAACTCCAACAATGCCGCCATCGTAACGGAATACGATGTGGACTATCAAATACCGGCAACCCAAAAGATTGGCGTTGATACTTCATATACGAGCGGAACAAGTGGAAAGCCATTCACCAAGGATTTCAAAACCGCATTGCAAATCGGTAAATCCATTGGCGCAAATTACAAATTTGCATTTATGAGCCTTGATACGTTTACCACTTTTTCCAACCAAGAAGAAGTGTACAAACGTTGTGCATCATTCGTGCAAAATATCGCCAATACGCAAGATACACCGAATTTGGAAGCTGTGAATGCTTACTTGAGCAAACAAAGCCAAATTTTCCGTGGCTTGCAAATCGTTGTGATTGACCAAAACATTACGTTGGAACTTGTCGATGGAACACGCACGACTTCAAACCCGTTTGAAGAAAACGTGATTCTGTTTTCCGAAAGCAAGGTATTGGGAAACACCTATTGGAAAACTCCTATTGATGCCAAAAAGATGCCCGGAAGCGTTGCCGAAAAGGTTATGCACGGACATACATTGGTAAAGAAGTATTCCGAAGAAAGCCCTGTGAAAGAAGTTACCGAAGGCATTGCGAACTTATTCCCGGCGTGGAATCTTGCCGGACGTTCGCTATTGATGCAAGTCAATGCAACTTCTTGGAACAAAAATTAAACCATCGGTGGGCGTTTATAGCGTCCACCGTGCCTAATAGGTAGTGTGCGATGACAAACAAAGAATACTTGACCAAGTTGCTGAATGGATTGAATGTTTCAGAAGATGATATTGATATTATTCTTTTGAAAAGTTCAATTGATGGCAATGCGATTGCAGATGTTCAATCATGCGACAAAGCGGTGTATAATCGTATGTCTGTGATATTGAAGGGGGCAACGCAAAACATTTCCGAGGGTGGATATTCCATATCTTGGAATATGGAAGCCGTCAAGTTGTTTTACAACTCTCTTTGCAATGAATTGGGTCTTGCTAATGTCTTGGTTGGTCGCCCTAAAGTTCGTAACCGTTCAAATTTTTGGTAATGATTATTAAACAATATCCACATTACTTGTTTGCCGTGAATGCCGGTAGTGAATCCATACAGGACGAAAATGGCAATTGGGGTGATTCAGAAGTAACCAACACTTTCATTTCGATGTGCCGTGAAGAAACGGACGGTCGGGGTTCGGAAGTACAGGTTGCGGGCGGAACATTCCATCGTTTTACGTCTTTGGTTCAATTGCCAAAAGGTGTGCAAAGGGTCGAAGTGGGTACGAATGTTTTTGTTGCCGACAATGCGGATGGTACGGGAATACGTGTGCAAGGTGTGGTATTGAAATTTGATGAAGGACAACTACATTCAAGATTATGGGTATAACGCCGAATTTTACACGTGGGGACGTTCAGAAACGTTTTGATGCTTTCCTTGACCAAATAGTCAAGCAGCAAATCAAGCGTTTGCAAATGCTTGGTGAAATGTGCGTTAATCATGCACGTTCCATCCCAAAGGAACAAGGGTTTGAAGACCAAACAGGTAATTTGCGTTCATCTATCGGATACATGGTTTTTGTGGACGGTGTGGCGGTTCATTCATTTTACAAACAAGTAAAAGAGGGGGCAACGGGAATAAAAGCCGGTGAAGCATTGGCAAATAAAATAGGTCAAGACCAACCCGGTGTATGTCTTGTTGTTACCGCCGGAATGAATTACGCATTATATCTTGAAGCGAAGGGGCGTAACGTGCTTACGGGCGCGGAACATATTGCCGAAAGGGAATTGCCCCGGATGCTTGAAAATTTAATTGCCTACATTCAACGTGCAGCCGAATGAAAACGATTTTTGATACTGATGCCATACTTTTTTCATTGTTGAAGCAATCGCCCGTAAGTACCGCCATTTCCGGTGGTATTTACGTTGGCGATGACCGCCCGGATGATTCTACAAAAGAAGATATAGTTGTGAATAGTATTGATTTAACACAAGACTATTTGCCACAAATAGGAACTTCCAATGTGAATGTATATGTCCCGGATAAAACGGTGAAAATAGGCGGTAAACAGCAATTGCAAGCCAACCGACCACGATTAAAAGAATTGTCAGATATGGCAATTGAAACATTAAGAAGTGCGAATATTACAGGTCTGAAAATTATACTTGGAAGCCAAAATGTTTTGGAAGAATCAGGTGTCAAGCAACACTTTGTAAATATTCGTATTGATTGGAACATTCAAACATTTTAAATTTTACAAATATGCCGAGTATGACTATTATCGGGCTGAAACAGGTTAAAGTAGGTGTCGCCGCTCTTGATGGAACGATGCCCGAAAACCTTGCCAAGATAGGTAAGGTTTACAAAGACACCATAAAAATAACGCAAGATGCCGCCGATGTTACAGAACATTACGAAGAAGGCAAGTCAGCACCGGAAGTTCGCAAAAAGTCAAAGAAAATCCCGAAAATAACATTTTCATTGATGGACTGTGATATGAGTGCACTTGCTGACTACGTTGGCGGTGAAGTCGATGGAAACGGCAAATGGGGATATGATGGTGATGAGGTAGTTGCCAATAAAGCCATTTTCCTTGAAGCCGAACAAGGTGCGGATTTCGAGATTCCCAATGGTGATATTGAAGCGGTAATAAACGCGGACATGTCAGCAAAAGGAATTTTCCTTGTTGATTTCACAATTACACCAATGGCGGTAACCGCCGGAAAAGCATTCAGAGGTGTACCTAAAGTAACCGGTGGTTCTTAACTATGATAATTGTGTTAATGTTAGCCGAAAGCCCCAAGACCAACGTGTTTTCGGGGCTTTCTTTTAAATAGTGAGAATATGGATGAAAAGAAGGCCCTTGAACAAGAAAAGGCAGAATTGAATACCCTTATCAACAAGGGGGTGCAATTTGAAGTGGTTGACACGGGATTTGAAGTCAAAAAACGCTTTTTCGGCTTGATAAAGAAGCGAGTGCCGACCAAGGTACGCAAACAATTCAAAATCGAAGAACCGACACTTGGCACACTTGACCGCCTTTCGGCTGAATGGATAGAATTAGCCATTGACGAATCGGTGTTAAAGTCTGATGATGGATTGCAAAAAGCAAGAACGATGGCGCATGAACACGCCTTGCGGTGTGCCAAAATCATTGCACTTGCCGTACTTGGGTCTGATTATTTGATACCAAAATACGGGAAAAATGGCGTTGTCCGCTATGTTGAAGATACGGCACGGTTGGATTACTTGACCGCCCTGTTTTCCCGAACAATCAAGCCATCCAATTTATACCAACTAACCGTATTGATTAACGCAATGTGTAACCTTGGGGATTTTATGAACTCTATTCGATTAATGTCAAGCGACCGAAGCACAATGCCGATTCGGATAGAGGAAAACAACGTGGTCTAAACAGTCCGCACGGTCGCCGTGGCGCAATATGCGCACATTTTGGGTGGACGTTGGATTACTTAACTAATGGCATTGCGTGGTCGGTTGTGCAACGGATGATGATTGATTCGCCAAGTTATGATATTGATGGCGGGGATGATGAAGTTATAGTTGCTGACGAATCAAACAGCGATAGTATAATGAATTACATAAACAGCATAATGTAAAAGAATATGGCAGATATTGACGGTGGTGCATTATCATTCAAGTCCGTAATGGACAACGACCAAATGAATGCGGCAATCGAAGAAACATTGCGGCGTGTACAAGGTCTTTCCGATGGGACGGTTGCCGGTGGCAAGGCGATGGATAATGCTTTTAAAACAACGGCTGATAACATAAGAAAGGCTTTGGGTGATATTGGTACGGCTATTGAAACGCACGAATCAGAGTTGCAGCGGCTTGAATCGGAATATCAAGACCTTGGACACAAGGCAAGCAAGGCATTTATGTCGGGTCGTGATGATGAATACCGTGCCATTACCCAACAACAGATGGCAATAGCAGGCGAAATAACAATGCGCAAACGCCTTATAAATGAATTGCAAGAACAATCCAACAAATTGGAAGATGCCGCTTCCAAGATGGAAGAAAACAAGCGGAAAATGGAAGAAAACGCCAATGTTCAGCAATCCATGCGCACACGTATCCGCGAACTGCGTGAAGAAATGATGTTGTTGGTTGACCAAGGTATTGACGAACAATCAGAAGCGTATCAACGGCTCAAAAATGAGCTTGGGCGGCTTACCGATATTCAAAACGATGTAAACCAACAAGCACGCACGTTGGCGAACGATGAAGCCCAATTTCAAGGTGTCATTACGGGTTTGTCCGGTTTGGCGGGTGGTTTTTCAGCCGTAACCGGGGCCATATCCTTGTTTGCCGGAGAAAATGACGACTTGCAAAAAGTAATGACAAAGGTTCAATCCGTAATGGCGATAACCATTGGGATGCAACAAGTGGCGCAAGCCCTAAATAAAGATTCCGCATTTCAACTTGTTACCCTTAATAGCTTGAAGGAATGGTGGCGCAACATTGTTGTTCAGGCAACCGCCGCTGAAACGGCTGAAACGGCGGCAACGACCGCCAACACCGCCGCACAAGCAGCCAATGCAACGGCAACCGGGGCGGCAACCGGGGCGCAAGCGGCAAACACCATGGCAACCGGGGCGCAAACAGCCGCCGCGACCGCCGGAACGGTGGCAAATATCGGTCTTGCCGGCGCATTCCGTTTGGTGGGTGCTGCAATTAAGTCTATTCCTGTATTCGGGTGGATTCTTACCGGAATATCGGCATTGGTCGGTCTGTTTGCCGTATTTTCAAGCAAGGCACGTGAAGCCAAGAAAGCCCAAGAAGAATTTTCCAAAGCGTTGATTGAAGGTGCATATAAACCAATCGGGACAATTGAAAGTCTTTCCGTGGCATATAAGCAGCTTGGCGATAATTTGGAAGCCAAGAAAAAGTTCATTGAGCAAAACAAAAAAGCATTTGATGAATTGGGCGTGGCTGTCAATGATGTTGCCGATGCCGAAAATTTATTGGTCAAAAATAAAGATGCCTTTATTGATGCACAAATTGCCAAAGCAAAGGCGGCTGTCTATTTGCAACAATCGATGGAAAAGGTCAAGAAGCAAATGCAGCTTGAACAAGAAATTGCAAAAATGAGTGATACCAAAACCGTATATGCTTCTTATGGTATGTATGGGGGTGGTGGTTATTCCTACGAAACGGAAAACACCGCCAAAACAAAGAAGAAAAAGGAATTGGAAGAACTCACGGCGGAAATTAAGCAGGGCTATCAAAATGCCGCAAACGAAGAATTGAACGGATACAACATTTTGAAGAATGCCGGTATTAATGGAACGGATACATATAAAGCCGGAACGGTGGGGGCAATAGAACAAGCCATTTCGCAAAAGCAAGCCGCCTTAAAATTGCTTACAAGCAATGCAGACTACAAAAAGGGGCTTGCAGAAATAGCCGCCTTGCAAAAACAATTAGAAGGCATTACCGGAAAGCCCAAAACATCCGGTTCAGGTTCGGCAAACAAAGACCCGTTTTTGGAAAAATTGGAAAAATACAAGAAAGAATACACCCGCTTCAACAAGTGGGTTAATTCGGGTGATGAAGTCCTTGTGAAAGCCGCCAATACAGAATTTCAGGGGCTTTTAAAGCAAGGGGCAACATACATCGACTATCTGAAAAACCAGCGTGATATTATTCTTTCCGTTGATATTGCAAGCCGCACAAAGGCGCAAAACAAGCAACTGCAAACGTTGAACGACCAAATTGCGGAAGAAACAAAAAAAACCGTTTTGGAAGCATTCAATACCGAGTTGTCCGACCAATTGAACAATGCCAAGACAACGCTTGAAATTTTGAACATTATCGCCCAAAAACGCAAAGAATTGGCAAATGACAATACGGATATTGATAATAGCAAAAAAGACACCTTGGACGAAGCCGAAAAAAGCGCATTGCAAAAGCAAAAAGAAGAAACCGACCAATTGTTGGAAGCCTATTCTTCTTATTTGGATAAAAAAATCAAACTTGATACAGATTACAGCAATGATTTGGCGTTGCTTGAAAAACGCCGTTCGGAAGCCACGACCGACACCGAACGTGCAACAATAGACCAAGCCATTGCCAATCGTAAAAAACAGTATGAAAAGGATTCCAAGGGTTCGGGTGATGCCGATTATGATGCGATGGTGCAAGAATATGCCA